GCAGAGCTGGACGCCATAAACCAGCGTCAGGTGTTCGCCGATCAGGCCGCCACGATCCTGCCTCCCGAAATGATGGACGTGAACTACCCAGGCGGCGTCCCGGACTATTTGAGAGACGTCATCCGCTCGGCCGAGGGTGAGTACATGTCGCTGCCTGGAGTTCACTACTCCAGGACCGGAGCCCCTATCGAGGCCGTCGATCCCAGGAAGCACGGAACGGCGCACCGCGGCCAGGAGACGGATCGCGTGTATCGAGATCCAAAGGCTCCGCCTCGCGGGTATTTCTATTCTGGCACTGCGGCCGAGCATACGCCGGAGAGGCAGGTCGCCCAGAACCGGAAGATGTACGAGACCATCGAACCGGTCGAGCCTCTCTACAACCTGGAGGATGACCCTCTCGGCTTCCGCGACTTGGTTCAGGCGCGCATGCCAAAGGACGCCGACGGCCAGATCGCCGCGAACCTGATCGAAAGGTTGATCGACGAATACGGATTTGCCGGCTATACTGTTCCGTCGAGGGGCATCATGTCGACATTCCAATCGGTGCCTGTGCGGCCAGTCACGGAGTAGCAGATGCGGACGCGAGACGACGCGGAGCAGGTTGAGTTCATAGACGACGCCACAGAAGACGACGAGCTGAGCATCGATGTCGGCGTTCTCGATCCAGAAGAGGCGTTGGTCGAGCAGGTGGGCGATCTCACCGAAGAGGACATGGCGGCCCTGTATGACACCTACGCCCCGGGCGGTGGTGGCCAAGAGATCATGCAGTTCGACGTCAACCTCGCCGCCCATCTGGACCGCGGCGTTCTTCAGAAGATCTCATCCGACCTGCTTGACCTGATCGACGCCGACCGGCAGGCCAGGGCTAAGCGGGACGAGCAGTACGAGGAAGGCATCCGGCGCACCGGGCTTGGCGACGACGCCCCGGGCGGCGCGCAGTTCGAGGGCGCATCCCGCGTTGTCCACCCTGTTCTGGCCGAGGGCGCTGTTGACTTCGCTGCGTCGGCGCAGAAGGAGCTGCTGCCGCCGGAAGGGCCGGCACGGACGCGGATCTTCAATGGCGCGGATCCGGATCGGCAGAAGCGGGCAGACCGCAAAAAGACAATCATCAACCGCATTCTGATGCACGAGAGCCCGAGCTTCTGTCACGAGCACGAGCAGATGCTCACGCAGATCCCGCTCGCCGGCAATGGTTACATCAAGGTCTACTACGACGAGGGCCTCAAGTTCGAGTTCATCACCGTCGATCGCTGCATTCTGCCGTTTTACGCCAGCGGCTTCCGTGGCTCTTATCGTCGCACTCTCCTGTACGATCTGTCTGCGGTTGAGATCCAGGGACGCGTTCGGTCCGGGATGTACGTCGAAGAGCCGTTCGAGATGGAGCGACCGGCGACACCGGACCCAACCAAGACCGAGGCGGCCAACGCCAAGGTGGAGGGCAAAGAAGAGAACGCTTCCAACCTGGACGGCACGCGCCGCCTGTACGAGGTCTACTGCTACTACAACCTCGATGGCGAGGATCCTTTTCTCGTTGATCGGCCTGATATCGAGGAGGCTGACGAAGACGGATACGAGGGCGAGCAGGACGAGGAGCGCGAGTTGGATCAGCCGTCCCGTCCTGGCTGGTACGTCATCACCATCGACGACGCCAGTCGCGAGATCGCCGCGATCTACCGGAACTGGGATGCCGAAGAGTTCGAGCGGTCCGGCCGCGTCGTTGAGGTCCAGCATGTCGTCGACTACGGTTTCGTGCCGTGGGAGGGGGCATATGACCTCGGCCTGACGCACATGATCGGAACGCTGTCTGGGTCGATCACCGGCGTTGTCCGGGCGCTTCTGGACAGCGGCCACATCGACAACCACCCGGGCGGCCTGATGCTGTCGCAGAAGGGGCGCGGGCAGGCTGTCGGCCAGAACAAGACGGTGGACGCGACCACGATCACCGAGATCGACGTCGACAGCGACGACATCCGCAAGGTGTTCATGCCGTACCCGTTCAAGGGGCCGTCGGCGACGCTGTTTCAGCTTCTCGGTTTCCTGGTGGACACGGCCAAGGGCATGGTCTCAACGGCCGAGGAAAAGGTCGCTGAACTGAACTCTCAGGCCCCGGTCGGCACGACGATTGCTCTGATCGAGCAGGGCTCGAAGGTGGTATCGTCGATCCACGGTCGCCTGCATCGCTCGATGGCGAACGAGCTGCACATCATCGAGCGCGTCCTGCGCGAGAATGCAGAAGACGCCATCCTTCCCCTTTTGCCGAAGCTGGGCATCGATCCGGCGGAGCTGCAGGATGGTGGTCTCGACGCCATCATGGGTGACGAGGACGACATCATTCCGGTGTCAGATCCTCACATCTTCGCCGAGGCCCAGCGCTTCGCGATCCTGAACGAAGCTCTTCGCCTGACTGAGATGCCGCAGTTCCAGGGCCTGAACTGGGACCTTGAGGAGTTCGCGCGCAGGTTCCTACGAATGCTTCGCATCCCGGACGCAGACACGCTCCTGCCGCCAAAGCCGGAGATGATGCCGACGGATGCCGTCATCGAGAATGTGGTGATGAGCCAAGGCGGCGACGCTAAAGCATTCCCGGATCAGGACCACGAGGCACACCTGATCGTTCACTTCCTGTATCTGTCGTCCCCGCTCTTCGGTCAGAACCCGGCCATGGCCGGGCGCCTTGGTCCGATCATGCTCGCGCACATCACCGAGCATCTGGCGTTCTGGTTTGCCTCAGAGATGGACCGCCAGCTCGAAGAGGAGAGCGGGTTCCCGCTAAACGACCTGAAGCAGGCCACGGAGCAGGACGACAGGCTGACGACGATGTACTCGATGATCGCGCCGGCGGTCATGGAGGTGGCGGCCCAGAAGTTCAGGGACGCACCGAAGATCATCGACATGACGCGCAAGCTGCTCGAAACGCTGAACCCGAGCGAGCTGCAGATCGAGGCCATCAGGGCACAGGCCGAGGCCCTCAAGATCGAGGCCCAGGCGGCCCAGATCGAGGCGCAGACCAACGCTGTCGAAGCAAGCCGGACGGAGGACCGTGAGGACGTCAAGACTAGTGTTGAGGCGGAAGAGAAGCGGCGCCGACTGGAGCTGGAGGAGCGCCGGGTCGCCATGGAAGAGGCCAGACTGGAACTGGAGGCAGCCGAGCAGGCGCTCAAGGAGATTCAGGTGCGTCAGGAGCAAGAATTGGCGCAGGCTGAAATAATGAGTGACGAGGCGCAGAATGATGCGGATAATGCGACCCGCATAACCGTAGCGCAAATTGCCAATCGGGCCATGGAGGCTCGCGGGCAGAACGGAGGGTAAGATGGACAAGAGCAAGAAGGGTAGCAAGATGGACGCCTCGAAGGTGTCGCCGCGCAAGGCGATGGCCATGGGCAAAAAGCCGTCGGGCAGCAAGAAAGGCAGTGGCAAGAATTGTTGACGATGGGGGTTATACCCCCATCACGGTCGAGCACGCTGTAGAGCTGCTGGCCCAAGAGAGCGCAGACAAGCTGCGCAAACTGTGGTCGGTGAGAGAGAACACCGGTCGCGATTATGACGCGGGATTTGTTGCAGGCATCGAGCACTGCATTTCCCGCCTCAACAGCGAAAGAAAGGGCGCGTCGGATGACGACGAAGACGAGCGACTTCAACCCCTGGCCCCAGATTAAAGCGCCGGCAGAGCCCCTCGGGGCTCGTGTGATGGTGCAACTGCGTCGAGTGCAGTCCGTCACCAAGGGCGGCATTCACCTGCCTGGGGCAGCCAAAGAGCACGAAGAGAACAACACCCAGGTGGCCAAGGTGGTCTCTGTTGGCGCGCTTGCGTTCAAGGATCGCCACACGCTGGAGCCGTGGCCCGAGGGCAACTGGGTCGAGATCGGTGACATTGTCCGCGTGCCAAAGTACGCCGGCGATGTGATCGTGGTGAAGGATCCGGATGACCCCAGCGGGCGCGACGGCGTGAAGTTCGTCACATTCCGGGACACCGACATCATCGCGAAGTACACGGACGCCGACGCGGCCCGTGCAGAGACCTACTGATGGAGGAGTGAATGCCGAAAAAGCGTGACGAAGAGGTCGATTACGACGACCTGGAGATCGGCGGCGGCGCTCTCGCCTCTGACGAGATCGACGTTCCTGGAATGGAGGGGTTCGTCCCTCCGTCCGAGGCCGACGAGGAAGACCTGGACGAGGACGACGGTGACGTCGGTGCCGATGAACAGGACGGCGACGACGAGGACGACGAGGACGTCGGAGACGACGAGGCCTTTGGCGAAGATGACGGCGATGAGGAGGAAGAGAACGACGAGGACGACGAGGACGAGGCTGAGCGAAAGCGTGCTCGCAATCGTCGTCGCCGGCAACGCGCCCGCCGCTCCAAGCGCGAGATCGAAGAGGCTAAGAACGAGCAGATCGAGGATCTGCGCCGTCGCCTTGCCAGCACCGAGGAGGCCCTGACACGGATTGCCGACGGAAACTCGGCGAGCGCAATGCAGCGCCTTGATCAGGCCATCTCCACGGCAGAGCACAACATGCAGGTGGCTCGTGCCCGTCGCAAACAGGCAATGGAGGATCAGGAGCCGGAGGCTTTCGATCAGGCCGATCTGGAGCTGGCCGAGCACCAGCGCGCTTACGAGCACTTCCGCGCCCAAAAGGTTGCCATCGTCGAGAACCATAAGAACCGCAAAGCCGCGGGGTCTATCAGGCCTGAGCAGGCGCGACGGACGCAGTCCTTCCTCGACAAGCACAAGTGGTTCAAGCCGGGCGCCGGAGACTTCGACAGCGACGTCACGCAGATGCTCGACAATCAGGTGGCGAATGAGGGGTACGACCCATCGACGCCGGCCTATTGGAGCGAGCTGGAGCGCCGGATCCGAGAGCGCCTTCCGCATCGCTTCGAGGAAGAGGACCGCAAGGGCCGCAGGAGCGGTCAGCGTCCTGCTCGAAAGGGCGCGCCGATTTCCGGTGGGGGCCGTGACGGCGGCCGGAAGCCGGCCGGCGAAGGACGCCGTGGCATGCCTCCGCGCGAGGTGGTCGCGCAATGGAAGTCTGCAGGTCACTGGCCGACAGACAATTCCGAGGAGAGCAAGGCCAAGCGCGAGCGCATGACGGCGTCCTGGCGTCGCACGCAGCGTTCGAGCCGATAAACCTGTTGACGGAGGCAAAAAGATGACCGAAGATAACGAGCACAACGAAGATCCGCTTATTCCGCCGAAGGACGACGTCCCGGTGTCGAGCGGAGAAGAGTTGACAGAGCTGCGTCCGAAGCGCAGCCGCAGTGCCAGCAAGTCTGGCAGCGGCCGTTCGGACCCTCGAAAAGCGCGAACCGCAGATAGCTCGCGCGCTGCCCCTCGGTCCGAAAGGGATCGTGAGGAGCGGGAAGTGGAAGACGATATGGACGCTGATTTCACCGATTTCAGCTTCGACGTCCTCCCGGATCTGCCGGAACTCCCAGGGTATCACCTGTGCTGGCTGTCGACCACGAACGGGCAAGACACCATCGAGCGTCGTATGCAGATGGGGTATTCGCCGGTCTTCGCGGAAGATCTTGACAGCGTTCTGGAGGCCCAGGGTATCGCCAAGCGGTTCCATCGTATCGCGACCCGCCATGGCGAGCAGGAAGGCATCGTGTCGTGCAACGAGATGCTGCTGTTCAAGATCCCGCTTCCGCGGTATCGCCGGATCATGCAGCACTATCACGACGACCGCCCGCTCGAAGACGAGGCCGCGATCCGGCACGGCATTGAGCAGTTGGCGGAAGATGCTTCTGATCGGCGCGGACGTGTTTCCGTTGCCGACGGAACGAATGAGCTGGGGCGACGCAAAGGTCGTCCCGTCTGGTAACCCGGCGCCCAACATAGTGGAGGGCGCCTGCTAGGAGGTAGCAGATGCCCTCGACTGCCGCACCGTTCGGCTTCCAGGCCGTTCGCACCGCTGGCGGGGCCAAGCAGCCGCAGTACGAGATCCGCGATGGCGCGATCTCCAGCGGTTATGGCACCGCCATCTACACGAACCAGCCGGTCGTTCTGGCGACCACCGGTCTGATCACGCCGGCAAGCGCGACCGACCGGATTTACGGCGTCTTCGCCGGTTGCCGGTACATCGACACCAACGGCCGCGAGGTTGTTTCCCCGAACTGGGTGGCCAACACCGCCATTCTCTCGGGTACGACCGTGAAGGCCTACATCTACATCGATCCGACCATCGTCTATCGCGTTCAGTCGAGCGCGGCGCTGACGATTGCGTCCGTCGGTGATCAGGCGAACATCGGTTCGGCGACGTCGGGCTCCAGCCTGACTGGCCTCTCCGCCGCCACTCTCGACACCTCCTCTCTGGTGGGCGCCGGCAACAACGCGCAGTTCCGCATTCTGGAGCTGTCGCCGGAAGTCGACAACGCATGGGGTGACACCTACACCAACGTCCTCGTCCAGATCAGCGAACACGCGTTCGTTGCTGATCGGGCCGCGGTCTAACAGGAGGGTCTGACCAATGCCTGTGATGACTTCTACGCAGTTCAAGTCCATCGTTGAGCCGATCCTCAACGAGGAGTTCAACGGCGTCTACGACCAGCGTGCCGACGAGTACAAGGCGATCTTCGCCGTGCGCGACGGCATCAAGCGCAACTACCACGAGGAGCCGGTTCTCTACGGCTTCCGCGCCGCTCCGGAGCTTCCGGACGGCACTGCCGTGACCTACAGCCAGGGTGGCGTGCTCTACCTCGCGCGCTACGTCTACAAGGTCTACGGTCTGGCCTTCGCCCTGACGCGCGTGCTGATCGAGGACGGCGACCACATCTCGATGGGTCAGACGTTCTCCCGGCACCTCGCCCAGTCCATGGTCGAGACCCGCGAGACGGTGGCGGCGAACATCCTGAACCGCGCCTTCAACTCGGCCTACACGGGCGGTGATGGCGTGTCTCTGGTGAACTCGTCCCACCCGACGGCGGCCTCTTCGCAGTCGAACCTCCTGGCGTCCGCGGCGAACCTGTCGCAGACCTCCCTGGAGCAGATGCTGATCCAGGTCCGCAAGGCCCAGGACAGCACCGACCGCAAGATCCGCCTGACCCCGCAGAAGCTGGTCGTCAGCCCGGACAACATGTTCCAGGCCGAGACCATCCTGAACAGCGTTCTGCGGCCGGGCACCGCCAACAACGACATCAACCCGATCCGTTCGATTGGGCTGCTGCCGGGCGGCGTGGTCACCCTGACGCGCCTCACCTCTTCGACCGCTTGGTGGGTCCAGACGGACGCGCCGGAAGGCCTGAAGATGATGAACCGCCGCACCATGCAGCGGTCCATGGAGGGCGACTTCGAGACCGACAGCATGCGCTACAAGGCGACCGAGCGGTACGAGCCCGGCTGGACCGACTGGCGTGCCATCTACGGCACCCCGGGCGTCTGACCTGAGCCGAAGCACAGGGGGCGGCCACGGTCGCCCCCTTCTTCCAACTGGAGGGAAAGATGACCCAGTTTTCGGATAACGTCCGTGTCGGCGAGGCCTATTTCCCGCCGCTCATGGGCAACAAGGACAACCCGGCCGGGCGCGAAGAAAAAGGCGTCGTGGCCATCGACACCACCAAGGTCGTCGTCCCGGTTCTCTTCGGCGCCGTTGCGGCGGTTGATCCGGACGGCATTGTCGTCAATGGCTCGGCCACCGGCGCGGCCACTTTGTCGGCCACCGGCGCCCTGGTTAGCGGCGGCGTCGCCACTTTCGACGTGGAGCGGAGCGTTCGCATCACCTCGACCGGCAACGAGAGCGGCGTGACCTTCACCCTGACGGGCACGGACCGCTACGGCAAGACCGTCGTCTGGTCTGGCGCGGGACCGAACAACAGCACCGTCGACAGCGCCAAGACGTTCCTGACGGTGACGTCCGTGGCCGTCGATGGCGCAACCACGTCGACGCAGGTCGATGTTGGAACCGGCGACGACCTGGGCCTGCCGTACCGCCTCGCCACCAAGGGCCAGTCCCTCGGTTGGACGAAGGACGGCATCACGGCGACCGACATCACCATCACCGTTGCCGATCAGACGGCCGTCACCGCGACCACCGGTGATGTCCGTGGCAAGGTGTCGGCGACGGCCGTTGATGGCACTGCCACCTTCTCTCTGCTCATGGTCGCGGACGCCACGTCCAAAACTACGCTTGTTGGTCTCGACCAGTACAGCGGCTAAGGCATGAGAAAAGGGGCAAAAAAGACCGAACCGGGCGCGGAAGAGACACCGCGCCCGGTCGCCATTGTGGCGATGGGGAACAGCAGCCAAGCGTTCATCTCCGCGAAGCTGACGCGGGTGAACAGGCACCTCCTGCCGGATGACATGGAGGTGTGGGCTATCAACACGATGGGGTCGCTGATCAAGTGCGACCGGGTCTACCACATGGATCCGGTGGCCGTCTGGTTCGACGGCAAGTCCTGGACTGCCGAGAACGAGGCGCACGGGCGCGAGATCGAGGTTCCGGCTTGGCCGGAGTTTGCGAAAGATCTGGCGGCCATGACGACGCCGGTCTACACCGCTGTTCCGGACGATAGGGTGCCGTCTTCTGTTCGGTATCCAATCGAAGACGTGATGCGGGAGCTGAAAAGTTTCCCGTACTTTAACACGACGGTGGCCTACGCGCTGGCTCACGCCATTGCCGAGGGCCGCCAGGAGATCCACCTGTATGGGTGCGACTTCACGTATCGCGAGGCCCAGGTAAGCGAGGCGGGCAAGGCCTGCGTCGAGTTCTGGATCGCACACGCAATGGCCCGGGGCATCTCGGTCCGCATTCCGCAATGCACGCTGCTCGATAATTGGCGAGACCGGCGTGTCCTCTACGGCTTCGGCTGCACTTGGGAGGAATTGATCGATGCGCAACGTGACGGTGACGGCGACGGCGACCGGGGCGACGGGTAACGTCATCCTCGATCAGTATGTCGGCGGATTTGATGTTGGTCTCTTTCTGACGTCGACCGGCAATACGACGCAGGCAACTGTTCAGATCACCGGAGACGATCCGTTCCTGGTCGCCTCTCCGACGTGGCTGAATGCCACCCTGACCACTACAGGTGACAACAAGGCAGGAAGTCTTCCGTTCCCGGCGAAGGCTGTACGCCTCAACGTGACCAGCTACGGCGTCCCGATGAAGTTGACGGTCGTTCAGGCTGGAAACCTGATGTAGACCTGGAGGGCAATGTGAGGTACAAGATAGAGCTGAGCGAAGGCTCTTTGCAGGTTGTCATGGATGCCTTGGGCGAAATGCCCTGGGTCAAGGTCAACGAGACCATCGGCTCCATCGTCAATCAGGTGCGCGAACAGCAAGACGTCGCCAGTAAGGCGAGCGCCCAGCCCCAGGACGGCGGCGAGTAAGTCGAACATCGGCGCGGGTTTGCTATGGCCACCTCTGGAACTTATGGCGAGACCTCATTCCCGATCATCACACTGATCGAAGAGGCTCACCGTCTGTGCAAGATCCCGCCGCAGGCAATCACCGGTGAAATTCTGGACACTGCGCGCCGTCACCTTTACCTGATGTTCACTCGCTGGGGGAACCAGCAGAACCTGTGGACGGTCGGCAAAGCGATCATTCCGCAGCAGATCGGGAAGCGCGTGTATGATCTGCCAGCCGGCGTCCTGGACATTCGCACGGTTCTGCGCCGCGAGCTTGTCCTGAGCGGCGGCACTTCGGCGACGTCGTCTGCCGGCGGAACGGTCACGAACGCCTTCGATCAAGATCTCGACACTGTTTTGACGCAGACCAGCGCCGACGGCAACGTCTCTGTGGACTTCGGCTCCGAGGTCTACGTGACGACTGTAGGTATCTGCACGAACGGCGCCAGGACGTACAATTTGGTCTGGGAGTTCAGCGAGGACAACTCCACCTGGACGACGGTCCTGGCCACGGGATCCGTGGCCTACACGGACCGGGAGTTTGCGTACTACGACATCACGGCGCCCCGAGGCGGCCGGTATTTCCGAGTTCGAGAGACCGGAGGCGGCACGCTGAACGTCAGGCAGATCGTGTTCGGTCGATCCCCGAGCGAGGTGTCGGTCACGCTTCAGAACCGCGATGACTACTATGACCAGCCCGACAAGACGCTGCGGTCCGACCCAACCATGTTCTGGTACGACAAGCAGATCACTCCGCGGATCTGGGTGTGGCCGGCGCCGGCGTCCGACATGAAGTCTCTGGTGGTCTGGTACACGCGCAACATCGAGGACCCCGGCGCCTTCTCAAACGACATGGCCATTCCGAAGCGGTGGTACGAGGCCGCTCTGTACGGCCTTGCTGTGCGCGTGGCGCGCGTTCACCCCGGCGTGGACCCAGGTATCCTGCAGGACCTGAAGATGGAGGCGGATATGGCCCTGGCTGACGCCCGAGGAGCGGATACCGATGGGTCAGACTTTATGATCACCCCGAACATCGGAGTTTATACGCGCTGATGCCGGCCTTTCTTTCATCCACCACGCGCATAGCGATCTGCGACCGGTGCCGGTTCAAGGTTCCGTATGACGAGCTGCGTCCGGACGGGAACTCGCCTGGGCTTCGTGTGTGCGACGAGTGCTATGACGAGGTGGATCCGTACAAGCTGCCGGCGCGCAAGACTGAGAAGTTTACGCTGAAGCACGCTCGGCCGGATACGAGCTTGGGGCCGGTCGACAAGGTTCTCTCTGATGCGGATCAAGACATCATTCTGGTGACGAACGACGACGAGGACATCGTGATCGGGGAGGCTGGGTAATGGCTGTTCGCATTCCGATCAACAACCTGCCGGTCGTGACGACCGTAAACGGAACCGACAGTGTTCTCGTCGTGCAGCAAGGCCGTACGGTCACCGCCAGCGTTCAGCTTCTAATCGAAGGGGCGACGCTGGTCGATTTGACGGTGGGAACGCTCATCGTTAGCGGAACGGCGACAATTGCGACGGCCGCCATCTCATCTCTGACCCTTGGGTCGGCTCTAGGTGTGGCGTATGGCGGGACGGGGGCAACGACAGCGGCCGGGGCAAGGACCTCTCTTGGTCTTGGTACAATGGCGGTGCAAGACGCCAGCTCTGTGGCTATAACCGGAGGTTCGGTCAACGGAACGACCATCGGTGCAAGCTCCCCCTCTACTGGGTCCTTCACCACCCTGACCGCAACAGGTGGCGGATCGCTGACGGGGACATGGTCTGACCTGGGTTCTGTGACCACTGTCGACATCAACGGCGGGACAATGGACGGAACGACCATCGGCGCCAGTTCTCCGTCGACGGGAGCGTTCACGACACTGTCGGCGACTGGTGGCGGATCGCTGACGGGGACATGGTCAGACTTGGGTTCTGTGACCACTGTCGACATCAACGGCGGGACAATGGACGGAACGACCATCGGCGTCAGTTCTCCGTCGACGGGAGCGTTCACGACACTGTCGGCGACTGGTGGCGGGTCTCTGACGGGGACATGGTCAGACTTGGGTTCTGTGACCACTGTCGACATCAACGGCGGGACCGTAGACGGCGTGGTCATCGGAGGCTCTAGCGCCGGGGCTGGTACCTTTACGGACCTGACGAGCACCGGCGCATTCACTTCCGTTGGTATCGACGACAACGCGTCCTCTGTGGCGATCACCATAGACAGCAACGACTACGTTCTGATCAATCAGACGGCCAGCTCTGGAGCGTACCCGCTGCAGGTCAACGGAACTATATTCAGTGCAAGCGGTGGGTTTCGGTTCCCGGACGGGACGACGCAGACAACGGCGGTGACCGGGCCGTCCGGTCCATCTGCTGCCTTTGTATTCGCAATGTCGTCGTAGGAGGAAGGGATGCCTCTAACTTTCACCTGGACGTGCGGCCCGATAGAGTACGTTGATCGCCGTTATTGGCTCGATAATGTCGTGACGCGGATCCACAGTCTGCGCGTAGGGGCTCCGTGGGTCGATGGAGGCGACGCATGACCGACAGCACGACGACGACAAACAAGCTCCGGAAACAGACCCTCGCGTCGAACCGCGGCCAATGGGGCGATCCGAATTTAAATGAGGTCGAGGACGCCATCGATCAGAGCCTTGACGGCTACCTGGAGGTGGACTGCAGCGGTGGGGCGAACATCACGCTGACGTCTACGGACTACGCGACGAACCAGAGCCGGAACCGAATGCTGAAGTTCACCGGAACGATGACGGCGTCGATCAGCGTCACCATCCCTGATACGACCAAGTGGTACATCTTGTGGGATGCCACGACGCGGGCCGGCTACACGCTGACGTTCAAGAACGCAAGCGGCACCGGCGTCGAGCCGACGAACGGCCAGCGCGAGATCGTCATGAATGACGGGACTGACATCCGCAAGGTGGAGGCCGGGAATACGCTGTCGTCTATTGGCGCCCCGACCGACAATGTGGACTTCGCCGGCTTCAAGGCGGTAAACTTGGCCGCCCCGACGTCAACGTCCGATGCGGCGACAAAAGCGTACGTGGACGCCCAGATTTCTGGAGCATCGATCCTGCCGCTGACGGCGGACTGGGGGAATGTAGCGAGCGGTACGCAGGTGCAGCATCGTCGAGACACAAGGGCAAACATAAACGCCTTCACGCCGGCAGAGGGCGAGTTGGCAATGAACACCACCGACGGAGAACTTCGCCTTGGCGATGGCTCTACCGCCGGTGGGATCCGTATGGCGACGCGCACCAATGCGCTCGTCTTTTCGCTCGTTCTTGGCGGTTAACAGGAGAGTAAGATGGCCGAGACTTACAAGCGGGTCGCCTTGACCCTGGCAACCGTGACGGTCACCGGAACGGGAGCCACCGTTTACACCTGCCCGACGACGGCAACGGCGGCGGTGATCATTGGCGCTCAGATAGCCAATATTGACGGCTCTAACTCAGAGAGCGTCGATTTCTGCCTGGATGTGGCTGGGGGTGGCACGTACCGATACTACGTGAAGGACCTGACTGTAGCTACCGGCGCTGCGATTGCTCCGCTAAACGACAAGCACGTCCTTCAGCCCGGTGACCGTCTTGCCGCTCGTTCTGACAGCTCAAGTGGCGCCGACATCATTGTGAGCCTGCTGGAGGTCTCCTGATGAGTTACAACAACAGGATCGGCGGAGGCAACAGCATTGATCCAACGACGTCTGGCGTCTACCCGATCCAGGTTGTTGGAGAGGCTGGAATTGGTGGTGGCGGTGCTTCAACTGCGGAGATCACTCAACTCCTCCTGATCGGCGGCGGCGGTGGTGGTGGTGCCGACAGCTCGGCTGACAGCGGAGCGGGCGGCGGTGCTGGCGAGTATTTTGACAACACCACGCCCTTCAATATTCTGAAGGGAGTGACGTATCAAATCGTCGTCGGATTGGGCGGAGATGGCGGTATTGTGGACACCGTTGCTACGTCAGGGCTTCCAGGTCAGTCCGGCCAGCCTACTAGTGCCTTTGGCTTTACCGTTCGCGGGGGCGGGGGCGGCGCTGGTAGTTTTAACCAATACACTGACGTTTACGGCGTTACGCAAATGAGCGGACGAAGCGGCGGTTCTGGCGGCGGTGCGACACAAGTTGGTTCTGCAGGATCATCTTCAAAACTTATCTCAAGCGGTAGCCTTGGCAATGCGGGAGGAACATCTGTCGCGGGCGGCGGGGGCGGCGGCGGCGGCGGTTCTGGTGCTGTAGGTAGCAATAACGTAACAGGCGGCACTGGTGGCGCAGGCGGCGCAGGGACGGCGTCCAGCATCACAGGTTCTTCCGTTACGCGCGCGGGCGGCGGTGGTGGTGGCGGCTTCAGTACGGGTGGATCAGGCGGAACCGGAGGTGGTGGAAGCGGCGGCGGTGGTGTTGCGGCCGGATCTAACGGAACCGCTAACACAGGCGGCGGCGGTGGAGGAACAGGAGGCGACGCTGGAGTAAGCGTCTCCGGTGGGAATGGAGGATCTGGCGTGGTGATCGTGCGCCTTCTGGCTTCCGCAGGAACCATTACTACCAGCGGATCATCTGCGACGGATGGCCTCTACAAGGTCGTCACCTTTACCGCCAACGGAACCTTTAAGGTTGACTGACGATGACCTCCTATGCCGACCTGATCAGCGACATCCAGACGTGGACGCAGAACCAGTCCGTTGAGCTGGAGAACGAGCGTGACACGATCATTAGGCTGGCGCTGGAGGATATTGTTCGCGACCTGCCGATCCAGCCATTCTTGAAGCAGAACACTGGATCCTTCAGCGTCGGTTCACAAACGCTCGCTCGCCCAAACAGCGACCGGCTCGTTGGCGTTCGTCAGCTTCGGTACAAGACTGCAGCCGGCGCGTGGGTGCGACTGAACTACCGGCAGCAGTCTTTCTGCGATGCCTTCTGGCCTGACGAGACCGAGACCACTTCGGCGCCATCGTACTATTACACCGATGTTGCCGGCGCGTGGCGGGTCGTGGGGACGCCGTCTGCCGCCCTGACCTATTACTTGGAGTTCACGCAGCGGCCCCTGCTCAACAGCACGGTCACGACCAACTGGCTCACCGACAACGCCTACGCTCTCCTTCTGGCGGCCACGTTGCGCAAAGCGGCGATGTTCATACAGGACGACCGAAAAGAGGGCCTCCTGGCCATCCACAGCGCCGACTACACGCAGGAGATGGAGCGCGTCCAGAAGAGCGAGCTGGGCTTTGAGATGGACATCAGGAAGATCTAGGCATGGCCCTCGGCAAGGTCCAAATCATCCCGACGGTCAATAAAGACGACACCGCATACGCGGCAAGCGGGCAAGCGACCGATGCACAGCTTATACGCTGGGTTCGGGGCTGGCCGCAGACGTGGGGCGGATGGGGTAAGGCCGGACAGAACGCGCTGGATGGCGTGCCCCGGAACGCAGACACTTGGACAACGGCCGAGGGCGACACCTTCGCCATGATCGGCACGCACAAGCATCTGTATGCCTTCGACGGCGCCAGAAACTGGAACATTACTCCGATCCGCAAGATCACGGAGCCGGCTGGCTCTGATCCGTTTACGACGACGGCCGGCGGCGGGGCTGGCCAAACGGTCGAAGTGACGGTCACCGACACGGCTCATGGCGCTATCCAGGGTGACACGGTCTACATCGGGGGCGCGTCTGACTTCGACAATCTGAGCTTCGGGACCACGTCCGGGACGCTGGGGACCGATCCGTTCAGCACAACGGAAAACAGTCGGATCGTGGTCGTCAACCAGACGAACCACGGCCTGACGACGGACGACATCGCCTACTTCACCGGCGCCTCTGCGGCCGGAGGGATCACTGTCGGTGGGTCCGGATCAGGGTCCTTTGGGACGAACCCGTACACGACTGTCGAGGACACCGAAACGGTGGTCGTCGCCCTGACGGCGCACGGCCTGTTTACCGGAGAGACGATCACGATCTCCGGCGGAACAGCCGTCAACGGGATCACCGTGTCCGGCGACTACGTGGTCACGGTGACGGACGCCAACACGTTCGTCATCACCACGGACACGCAAGCATCGGCCAGCGGCACGGGCGGCGGCACGCCGTCCTATTCGTGGGTTCGGCCATACACCGTCTATGTCCTCGACGACGACAACTACCTGATCATGCACCCGGAGGCCGCGACCAGCTCTGCTTCTGGCGGCGGAGGTTCTGTGGCTTTCGTTTACCGCAAGCAGTACGAGATCCAGAGCATCACGGATGCTGACAATTACGTGATCGGCGTTCCCGCCACGGGCGCGCAGTCCGGGACGACGGGCGGCGGATCCGCGGTCGACATCGAGTACGAAATCAACATCGGCCTAGCGGACGGCATCGGCGGCAAGGGCTTCGGTCTTGGCGGTTTCGGCACTGGTGGTTTCGGCCTTGCGCAGCCGGACGAGGACATCGTCGAGCCTCGCGTGTGGCACATGGCATCGCGCGGAGACTACGGATACGCGGCGCCACTGGGGGGAACGATTTACGAGTGGACGGCCATTCTGTCGCGACGTGCGAAGGCGCTCAGCAACGCCCCGGGCAGCATTTTGGCGATGCTGGTGACCGAAGAGTTTTCGATCATGGTGTTCGGGTGCGACTGCCAGAACGGCGTGTTCCGGCCGATGGTCGTGAGGTACAGCGACCAGACCAACGTGAACATCTGGCAGCCTGGGGTGGCCAATCTAGCCGGCGAGATCGGGCCGTTTGGTGCGGGTTCATTCTTCGTGACGGCTCGACTTGGCCGCAACGGCGTCATGGCGTGGTCGAACAGCGCTTTCTTTACGTTCCAGTACACGGCGAACATCGACGAGCTTTACCAGAGCACAATCGTGGGCACCGGTTGCGGCGCCATCGGGCCGAACGCAGTTGTGGTCGATGAGGGCGAAGCGTATTGGATCTCTCGGCAGAGGTCGTTCTATGTGTATCGCGGAGGGGCGCCGACGCACATTGATCCGCCGATCCGCAGGTTCTTCGAGGACGCCCTGGCGGTTGGTCAGGAGTACAAGATCGCCGGCAACATCGACAACTACTATCACGGCGTCCAATGGTTCTATCCGACGACGCAGAGTGGCGACAACGACAGCTACATTCGATGGGATATTTTGGCAGATCCGAATGGATCGGTCGGATGGAGCAACGGTAGCCTTGACCGCACATTTTGGGTGGACAACGTGGTTCTGGCCAACCCAATAGCCGGGGACAGCAACGGGAACCTGTACTTCCAGGAAAGCGGTACGGGCGACAATGGTGCGGCGGTGACGCGTCGGATCAAGTTCGCCCCGCTCGACATCATGGACGGCGACCGGGTTGCGAACGTGAACCGGATGGTGATCGGCATGACGCTGACCGGCACCGCAGAGGTGACCGTGACCTACCGGTATTGGCCACAGAACACGGTGATTACCAAGGGTCCATTCCAGGTCACAGAGAGTGCGACGTACCCGGGGACAGGGTCT